TTTGTTAATGATGTTAGAGACTCTCATAAATTTAAAGATGGGCAACTTGGTTTTATTTCTCGCAAAGGAGTTTCCACATATTATGTAACACCAAAAGTAGGAGATTTTTATATTTTTGAAGCAAAACATCAACACTGTGTAATGCCTTTTAAAACTAAGATACCAGGAGAAATTAGAAGATCGATGTCTTTTAATTTTATACAAAGAAATGATTGATATTCAAAAACATACTTTATTTACAGAAGAATTTTATTCTTTTGAAATGCCCGACTTTGAGTTTTGGAAAAAAGAAATAAATGAAATAATAAAAGTAGAAGATAATAAAGTTCATAATTATTCCACAGAAATAGAAATGGAATCTAATGTTAAAGCAAGAAGAACAGCTTGGGATACTCATTATCGTTATCCATCTATGAAAAATATATCTGAAGAATTTATTAAAATTATTAAAAGTTTTATTATCGCTGAAGATTTTGATGCTCCTGACATTAACGTTTTAAACCTATGGATTAATTGGTACAAAAAAAATCAAATGGCAATTCCTCATTGTCATAATAATCATTTATCTTTAGTTTTTTTTGTAGATGTGGAAAAGACCAATACATCTTTTCTTATTAATAAAGAATATAAGCATTGTTTTTTAACAAAAAAAGGAGACTCTAAAACTTTTAATAATAAAATAGTAGATGTAAAAGTTAAAGATGGTACGTGTTTAATGTTTGATGGAGGTTTATATCACTCAACCACACCTAATTTAACAGATTATAAAAGAATAACATTGGCTGTAAATTTTCAAGTAGCCTATTCAAAAAAGAAAGGAGAGTATTAATGTTTGAAAAAAAAATTACATTTTGTGCTACTCAAAAAAACATGCTAGAGGTTTGGCCTCATCCAAAACCTGCCCTGCGGCACATACCTGAGAGTTTTAAACAATTAGAAAAATTTAAAGATAAAAATTTACATAGTGTTACTGTTAAATCTTGTGTTCCTGTTCTTGATGCATTAACGGTTGGTTATATTATACCTTTTGATCAAGATTATTTAATAGATCCCGTAGGAGATGATTTTACAATTACGCCTGCAAATCGAGAAAGAGAGAGTGTTGATTATCATTCACATACACAACTTCCTGACGCATGGAAAAATATTTCTAAAATGAAACATGCAGGAAAATTTATTAATAAATGGTTAATTAAAACACCGCCAGGATATAGTTGTTTATTTATAAAACCATTAAATAGATTTGAAAATAGATTTGAAATAATTTCAGGTGTTGTAGATACTGATACTTACATTAATGTTATTAATTTTCCTTTTTTATTACATGAAACAAAAAAACAATTTTTAATTAAAAAAGGTGATCCTATGGTTCAAGTTATTCCTTTTAAAAGAGAATTGTGGAAAATGTGGTCAGGATTTTATTTAGAAAAACTACATTCTAAAACTTTAAATCTTCTCCAAAGTAAATGGGTGGATAAATATAAAAAAATGTTTTGGCAGAAAAAAAACTATAGATAAATACTATGGAAGAAATAATTCTTAGAAAAGAAAGTATATTTAAAACTAATATAAATAATCATTTATTAGAAACGGTTTATCCTTACATAGATACTAATAAAGACCTCTTTAAAACTAAATCATGGAGTTGTAATGTTATGACTTCTTTAGAGGTATATAAAAATATTTTATTTGAAATTGAAGAATTTAAATACATTAGAAAAGCCATTGAGGAAAAAGTAAGTGAATTTTTTATAGCAACTACTAATAAAGATAAACCTTTTATGATTGACAGTTCGTGGATAAATATTATTGGAGAACGAGGTTATCAGGAATTTCACACGCATGGAAAATGGTTTGGTGCGGGTGTTTTATATTTATCAGAAGAAAACTCTAATATAGAATTTTGTGATTTTTTAGCAGATGTAAGAAAACAAATTACGCCTTATAAAGGTGATCTTCTTATATTTGATGCTAAAACTTATCACCGAGTAATTGACTCAGATAAAGAAAGAATATCATTAGCTTTTAATTTTCAAGCAAGTGTTGAGTAAAATTTAAAAAAATGTATGTAGCTGCTAACATTGATGATTCAGCCATTATTATAAATGAATTTTTACCTTTAGATCTTTTTAAAAAAATATCTAAATTTAATTATAAAACTAATTTTAATTCTCATAAAAACTGGGAAAAAAATTTATTTAAAGATGAGCTAGATAACATTACTATGAAAGAAGTTATTTCCAGTTATAATATTGCTTCGATAAGAAAAAAAGAAATAAAAAGTGAATATCCTATATTTGAAGAATTTTTAAAAATATTAATAAGTTGTCCTTTTATACCTTATAAAGAAAACTCTAGTATTGAAATAAGTTATTATGAATATCAAAAATTTTCGGGAATTAATTGGCACAAGGATGGTCAGTATACTTTAAATTATTCTTTTTATATTCATGATGAGTGGAATATAAATTGGGGAGGAGAAACTTTAGTAGATACTAATAGAGGACTACCATTAGTCTGTACACCTATTCCTAATTCTTTATTAGCCATTAAAAGTGGAATAGAGCATAAAGTATGCTCCGTTATAGGTCCTAAAAAAAGGAAAGTATTACAAATTAGAGGAACATTTTTAACTGATTAAAGATAATCTTGCCAAGTTTTACCTTCGGAACCCGTTCCTACATCTCCATTACCATCATTAATATAAGCAGTTTTTGCTGTTTCTATTTCACCTTTTCTGGTTTCAGCCCACGTTAATAAGGCACTAACAGTTGTAGACCCTACAGCATCACTTGTTGAATTTAAATTGGTATTTCCCGTCATCATACCTGTTGATGCATCTTTGCTTTGAATTTCATTTTGTCCAGGTAAAGCATTCCAAATAAGAGCATGAAGAGTATTTGGAATAGCAGGCATTGAAGAACCTTTATCCGCCCAATCAATATGATATGAGTCGTCTACTTTTATATAACTTTCATTTGCAATTACTATTTGTGTTGCCATTAATATCTCCTAATGTTTTATAATATAATTAACCACCACATAAGGTGAAAATGAATTTGTTCCTGAAGCAGTTACTGCTCCGCCTAAGTTTGTTGCCACCGCAACAGTTCCTGATAAAGTTCCTGATAAAGTATGAGAATGATTGTGTCCAGTTCCTGATCCTGTATTTACTGATTCTGTTTGAGTTGATTCACCAGTTGAAGGACGCCAAGAACCTGGACCTCCATGTGATGGATGCCCAAATTTCATTTCATGATGGTGAGAAGGCATTTGAGCCTCAGTAATTGAAGTATTATCAATAGATCCTGTTACCGTCACACTTTGATTGTTTGTTGTGGTACTTGTAGCACTTTGATTGTTTGTTACCGAAACTGTAACCGTGTTAGCACCGCCAGTTCCTGCCATAGCATAGTTTCCACTTTCATATCCTTGAGGCATTTTTCCTTGAAGATCAGGTACGTTAAATGTTGTTGATCCATTTCCTGCACCGTAAGTAGTAGAAATTACAGCAAATAAATCGGCATAATCTGTTCTTGAAATAGCAGCGCCATCACAAAGAACATAACCTGCGGGAGCAGTTGTTTTTGTCCAAGGCTTAATTGCGCCTACTTCACTTCTGTTTGTTATATCCTGTAAGTTAGCCATTAGTCGTTATATTTCAACCTCCACCCATTAGTTGAGTCATAATATACCAAAGAAATACCAGCATTGTTAGTGCTAATTGTTAAATCTGAGGCAGCCCCCTGAATTTTTTCAGAGTTACGACCAACTGTAATGTTATATGTAGCAGCACTACCTGTGCCATCTATAATTTTTACCTGTTGCCCTATTGTAGGAGAAGCAGGAAGAGTAATTGTAACTACCGCTGCAGAACAATCTACAAAAATATTATCTCCATCGGAAGCAGTATAAGGAGAATCGGAATTATCTTTTTCTACCCATGTTTCACCTAATCCAGCTAAAGAAAATATATCATACCAATTTGTTCCGTCTGTTGCGACTAAACGATATTTACCATTTGTAATAGTAAGGGTATTACCTGTTGCTCCTAGCCTTGCAGATTTC